GCAATGAGCAAGAAACCCGCAGCCGCACCGGCCAAGCCCAAGCGCATCGGCACCCCCGACCTCATCAAGATCGTGGCCGAGAAGCTGCCGATGGCCTCGAAGGCGACGGTGCAGGCCGTCATCAACCAGACCCTGGCGACCGTCGCGGACGAATTCAAGGCGGGCACGATCGTCGCGCTGAAGGACTTCGGCAAGTTCGAGCTGAAGAACCGCCCGGCGCGCAAAGGCCGCAACCCGGCCACGGGCGAAACCATCGACGTGCCCGCCAAGATCGTGCCCAAGTTCACCTTCGCGGCGGCACTCAAGGACTGACCCACCGGCCTGGATCAACAAGGCCCGTAGCTCTTGCGAGTTGCGGGTCTTTCTATTTGGAGCATCCATGAAGCAAACAGTTATCGGTCTCTGCGGGCGCAAGCGTGTAGGCAAGGACACTATTGCTCTGCGGCTCGTGCAGGACTACGGTTTCGTGCAGACATCCTTTGCCGCGCCGCTGAAGGCGGGCCTCGCCGCCATGCTTGAGGACTACGCGCATGTTGCCCCTGCGTCTTTCGAGAGCGAACATCTCAAGGAAAGCCCTGTCCCAGGACTCGGGGATGGCACAGTCACCCCGCGACATCTCATGGCCACGCTGGGTACGGAGTGGGGTCGCGACCTCGTAGCGCCCGACCTGTGGACGAAGGCGCTACTCAACCGACTCCGCAGCATGTCTGCCAGGGGCCATCATTTTGTGGTCGTCTCGGACGTTCGTTTCCGCAATGAAGCCGAGACACTGAAGGCGCACGGTGCCCTCTTGTGGCACGTTACGCGGCCAGGGTTTGGGGGCGACAATGCTCACAGATCGGAACAAGAAACGCTTGGCGATCTATGCGATGCCCATATTCAAAATGACGGCACGGTGTACGACTTAGCGGCCCGTGTCGATAACGAAATAGCCATGCTCCATGTCACAGGAAAAATGCCCTACTGAAGTCCGGTTGTCGGATCATTTCTTGCTATCCGACCTCATGGGTTGTCACAGCGTGTACGCCAAGGGCTATCGCAACGTGTTCAACCACGGCGGGGTCATCCAGGCGGACAAGCTGCGGGAAGGCCGTACGCTCGCCAGGAAGCTCTTGGAGCCTCTGGTTCGACGCAGCCGACTATCCGTCACCTACGGCTACATCTCGCCGGAGCTGTCCAGCAAGATCGTCAAGTACCAAGACCCGGACAAACCGTCCTACCACCGCTGGGATGCCGGGGCCGCGTGCGATGTCGTCTTGCACAACTACCTGCACACTGGACTCCCGCCCATTTGCGCCGCATGCTGGATCGATGAGAATCTTCCGGTCTCTCGCACCATCACGTACTCGGAGTCGCCCTGCATTTGCGTAGCAACGCGGGCTGAAGAAGTAGCCAAAGGAGACCCACGCCGGGCGCTGTACGAGAACAGGTATGTGGGCGAACGTAAGCCTAAGTACATCCCCTACTCGAACAACCCCAAGACGAGGCTCCAGCAAAAGAACGAAATCGACCTGCGCGCGGACTGGCAGGGCCAAGGCTACCCCAGTTACCACGGCGGCGGGATCAAACAGGTACAGCACATCCGCACCAGCAAGTACACGCTGCTCTCGGACTTCCTCATGTCCCCCGAGGCGATGCGCGAGGGGTACGTCAATATGCCCCCATCCTTGACTGGAAGAGGGCTACAGCGCTTCAAGCGGGCCGGACACGTCATTGACACGTTGTTGCTAGAGACAGGCGCTAGACGCTTCTCTATCGTCCAGGCGTTCCAGTCGGAAGAGTGGAAAGGCAAGGCTCCCAGCAACTGGAAAGATGGGGCGTATCTGGTACTTGTCCCGCCCGTAGGGCTGGAACCGGATACCCTTGCCCACGAGGCGTCACAGATTGGTTGCGTCTCGAAAGTCGGTGTATCGAAGAATGGCCGCGTTTGGTTGGTGATGTTGGATGAGGACGCGCATGAAGGAAGCAAAAAAGTTCAAGCTGAAAGCAGCGAGAAAGCCGATCCGCCACTCGTTGTTGAGCGGCGTCGTTCACGTGTGCGACCAGCAGGGTAAGAGACCTGCGTACATCTCGTTCTCTGAAGATTTCGTAGACGCCGTAGGCCGGGCATTGCCGCAAGGGGTCACACCCTCGCGCCCGGCCTACATCAAGGTTCTGCATATCCACGGCAAGAACCTTTGGCGAGTTTTCGCCATGTACTTCAAGGAAGAAATCGGCGCTCTCTTGTGGGAGTCTCCGCATCAGCCCGAGTGGACAAAACCGATTTTGAAATCGATTTCACCAAAGAAGACCCCCTAGACAAAATCAGAGAATTGCTATACTGCCCGCCATCGTCGCAGCACGCGAATTAGGTGGTACACGAATGACAGTACGCAGAACATTCGAGGTGACGGTCGAAGAGGTGTACTCGGGGGACGACCTGATTTTGATGGTCGATCTAGGAGTTGGCGGGCTGTTCAAACGGGTACGTGCCCGCTTGGCAGGCGTCGATACCCCAAGCGCCTTCAAAGCCGCACGAGGAACGGAAGCAGGAGAGGTGCGACAGCTTCTCAGGTCTACCGTGGCAAAGGGCAAATGCAGTATTGAGCTGCATTCAGAAGGCAAGGGTGGCTGGCTAGTCACCCTTTTCGTTAACGCGGGCGGAACACCTCTGAACGTCAACGGCATGTTGGCCGACAAGGGGTACGTCTATCGCCCGCAGCCGGGGAACAAGTAATGCAGCAACACGTACGGCGCATGCGCCAACCCAAGGTGACTACTCGCGTCACGTCTCTCGGCCCGGTGAAACGGGCAGACGCCAGTCGGCAAATCACGGAAGACAAGGCGTTCACCACGATCGCTGGCGAGACCCCTCTCATCCCGCCCTACAGCCCTGCTTTTCTGGAGATGTGCGTTGAGCGTAGCAACATGCTCAAGCAGTGCATCACGGCTGTGGTGGTCAACGTCACGGCGGGCGGGTACGAGGTGGTTCAGGTCAACCGTGACATTGAAATGGACGCCGGGGAGGTCGAGGAAGCCAACTCGTTCATCGAGTCGGTGAATTCGGACGAGTCGCTGTCCACGATGCTGGCGAAGACGATCGACGATTACGAGACCTACGGCTATGCCTTCATCGAAGTGATTCGTGACCGCAAGGGCCGTATCTCTTTGCTGCGCTACATGCCTGCTGGTACGACTCGCCTTCTGCCCAAGGATGAGGCAAACCCGCAACCTGTGACGTACGACATCGCACGCGGGAAGCGCGTTGTTAACGTCACCGAGTACCGGGCCTTCCGTCGCTATGTACAGATCGTGGGCGGGCGCACACGCTTCTTCAAGGAGTTCGGAGACCAGCGAGACCTCCATATGGACACCGGCAAGTTCGACAGCGTGCCGAAGGCCCAGCTCGCAACCGAAGTCATCCATCTGCGCCAGCACTCGCCCGACCCCTACGGCGTACCGCGTTGGATCAACCAGCTCCCGTCCGTGCTGGGTTCGCGCGAATCCGAAGAGTGCAATCTGCGCTACTTCGAGGACAACACCGTCCCGCCGATGATCCTGTCCGTTTCGGGCGGGCGTCTTACCAAGCAGTCCTACAGCGAGATGCGGCAGCTTCTACAGCAACAAGGCGTTGGTAAGGAACGGCAGCACAAGATCATGCTGATCGAAGCTGTGCCGGAGCGGGAAGGTCTGGACGACAAAGGCTCTGTCTCTGTCCGCATCGACAAGCTCACGGACTCCCGCCAGAGCGACGGTCTATTCAAGGAATACGACGAAGGCAACCAAGCCAAGATTCGTTCGTCCTTCCGCCTGCCGCCCGTCGCTATCGGCCTGTCGCAAGACACCACGTTCGCCACGGCCCGCGTCTCGGCATTCGTCGCAGAGTCCCAGGTCTATCGCCCGGCGCGGGACGCGCTTGACGAAGTGCTCAACAAGCGCATCGTTCAGCACGAGCAAGGTCTGGGCCTCCAGACGGTGAAGATTGCCAGCCGCGTGCCGTCGATCACCGATCCTGAATCGCTCATCAAGTCTCTGACGGCCCTCAACGTCATGGGCGCACTCACCCCGCGCACGGCTAACGAGACAGCCAACCGCATTCTGCAAATCGAGCTGCCTGAGTACCCCAAGGTGGGCGAAGAGGGCTACGAGGAATGGATGGACAAACCCATCCTGTTCGTCACTCGCGGGGTCAAGTCGCAAGACGGTCAAGAGTCCAAGGACGAGGGCACCAAGGGCGTGGAGAAGGACGGCGACGTAGGGGCCAAACAACCGGAGCACGGCGATGAGTAAACCCGGCATTGCACACCTGAAGCGCAAGGACGGCGACGAGTGGGAGCGCGTCGTCTTCGCGGAAGTCCTGATCCCCAATGTCCCGAACGTGTTCGGTGACTTGTGGTCTCCTGCGGCAGTCCGCGAAGCTGCCTATGAGTTCATGCGCCAGGGCTACGGCATCGACGTTGACCACGACAACGTAGACGTATCCGGCCCGGTGCATGTAGTCGAATCTTTCATCGTGCGGGCGGGAGACACCGACTTCATCGAAGGCTCCTGGGTCGTTGCTATGAGGGTTGAGGACGACACGTTGTGGCAGAAGATTTTGGACAATGAAATCAACGGCTACAGCTACGAAGCTACCGTCAATTTCCTTGCAGGCATCTTCGTGGATGAGACAGATGACGGCACGCGGACGGGGTACACCGAGCCTGATCCCTATGACGGACATCGGCATGCTTTTGCTGTTTTGGTGGACGCAAATAACCGTCCTCTGTCTGGCGGAACCGATGAAGTGGACGGGCACAGCCATACAATCAGCACCCACACCGTTACCGACGAATCGGACGGCCACTCTCATAGATTTAATCTGGTGACAGGAAAGGATGCGACGTGACCGCCAAGCAAGTCAATCTCACCAAACTCGTTGACCCGAAGTTCCTCACCTTGACGGGAGCACCGGCCAACCAAACCGCCTTCAAGATCATTCGCAAAGATGGAGAAAACATGAACATGCAACACGTGCAGCGCAAGCGCATTCGCCGGTCGGACTCCCTGGTCTCGATCACCTTCGAGGAAGGGCTGGACGAGGCGGGCGTCAAGGTCGTCCTGGCCGAGTGGGGCATCGAAGAATTCACCATCGAAACCTCTGGCGATCGCTTGAAGGCCGTTCTCCGCTCCGATGGCGCTGACGCCACGATGAACGTGCAGACCCCGGACGGGCGCACCTTGACGGTTTTGAAACCGATTTCAAACGCCGCCTCGGACGAGAAGAAGGGCATCGCTGTCACGCGCATGGACTTCGCCAAAGATGCCTTCCCCGAACTGGCCGACATCACCGACTGGCTGAAGCGCAACGACATCGACGAGACCACCGTCAAGATCGTTCCGGGTGACACTGTGACTTCCGTACAACGCCTGGACAGCACGGACACCGACACCCGTTCGCTGGTCATCGAGCAGGGTGTGACGTTCAATATCGTGCGGGCCGACAGCATCGACATCCCGCCTACCTTCATCACGGTTGTGAACGACACAGCCTTTGGCAATTGGGGTTGGGGCCAACTGGATTTCGCGGCGACGATGGCGGACAAAGAGTTCTCCAACGCGATGGAAGACTCCATCTACACCCTGCGTTGCGTTCTCGATCGCATCATGTTTTATAGCGACGTACCTGTTCCGATCCGCAAAGATTTGGTACGCTCGGCCCTCACACAGTTCGGGGATCATGCGATTTCTCTGATGGACGCCCTCCCGAGCAAAGTGGTGGTAGCAATCCGTTCCAGTTCACCGAAGGAGAAAGAAGTGACCAAAGCAGCACCCGGCACCCCTGCCGCACGTCAAGACGACGCAACCAAGAGCGGCACCGGCCAACCCGGCGCTGCTGCAACCACCGACGACACCACCAAGGCCGCTCCCGCAGCCGGTGACGCGGCGGCCACCGCCGAGACCCTGACCCGCGCAGACGTGCAGGCCATGATCGCGGAAGGCAACAAGGAACTGTCCGGCCAGATTGCCGAACTGACCAAGACCTTGGCCCAGCGTTCCGACACCAAGCCTGCCGAGGGCGAAGGCGGCGAGAAGAAGACCGATGGCGAGGCCAAGCCCGACGCCGAACCGACCCTGGCTGACGTGATGCGTTCGGTCAAGACCTTGGCCGACGAGGTGGGCGGCCTCAAGAACAGCGTGACTACCCTGGAAGGCGGTACGGTGGTTCGCAGTGACGGCGGCGACAAGACGACCCCGCAGACCAAGGACGTGTTCCGTGGCATGTTCGGTCGCCGTGAAGCCTGATCGGTAAACACGCCGCAGTCCCGAGAGCAATCAACCAAACCATCTAGGAGTAATCAACATGGCTATGAGCAACCAAGAGCTGGCAAAGCGTGCCGACCTCGTGATCGCAGACCTGAACGCCAACGGCGGTCATCTGGACGCCGAGCAGGCCAAGGTCTTCATCGACAAGGTGCTGGATCAGCCCACGATCCTGAAGCAAGTGCGCCAAGTTCGCATGAACGCGCCCCAGCGCAAGATCAACAAGATCGGCTTCGACAGCCGTATCCTGAAGGCCGCGCCGCAAGGCACCACGCCCTACGACGATCCGGCCACCGGCGTCAACAACCGCTATCTGGCCGCTGCTGATCGCAGCAAGCCGACGACCAGCCAAATCATGCTGGAAACCGACGAAATCATGGCCGAAATCCGCCTGCCCTACGAGGTGCTGGAGGACAACATCGAAGGCGAATCCTTCGAGGCCCACGTGATGCGTCTGATCGCGGAACGCGCTGCGGTTGACCTCGAAGAATGGGCGCTGTGGGCCGACACCGGCTCCGGCGATTCCCTGCTGGCGCTGCAAGACGGCTGGCTGAAGCGCATGCACTCCCACACGGTGAACAACACCAACCTGGGCGTGTCTCCCAAGCTGTTCGAGCAAGGTCTGCTGGCGATGCCGCAAAAGTACCTGCGCACCACGGCGGCTCTGAAGCACTTCGTGACCGTCGCCAACAGCATCAAGTACCGCAGCAAGGTTGCCGAACGCGCCACCGGCTACGGCGATTCGATGCTGACGGGCGCGGCTCCCATCTACGCGATGGGCGTGCCGGTCGAAGCCGCTCCGATGCTGGCCGCGCAAGGCACGGGCAACCAGGGTTTCCTGACCCATCCGCAAAACCTGATCTTCGGCATCCAACGCCAGATTCAGGTCGAAACGGACAAGGACATCCGTTCCCGCGAAATCATCATCGTTCTGACGCTGCGTGCGGCGCTCCAGATCGAAGAAGAAGACGCCACGGTGAAGTACACCAACATCTGACGAAGGTCAGCGGCAATCAGAGGGGCTTCGGCCCCTTTGACTTTGAAATCGATTTCACAGGAGAAGGACATGGAACTGAACAAGCAATTGGGCCAAGGTGGCGCAGGCATGCACACCGCGGCTCCCGGCAGCGCCGCAGAAGCCCTGAAGGCTCTCTTCGGTCTGAAGGTATCCCTGATCGCAGGCGCAGCCGCAGGCACCAAGCTGAACCTCGCAGACATCCGTCCTGGCGACGTGATTCTCGCGGCGCACAACAACAACTCGGGCGCCTTTACCGATGTCACCGCAGGCACGACCATCGACAACCCCAACGCCACGGGCACCGTCACGGTGGGCGCAGCAACGGCGGGTGACTCGGTCACGATCGCCGGTCTGACCTACACGCTGGTTGCCCCAGGTACGGCGATTGACGCTGGCGGCATGACCAAGCTGGCCCTGGTCGGCGGCCAAACCGCAGCAGCCCTGGCAGGCCGTCTCGCAGCTTTGGTCAACGCCCGCGAAGACAATCGCACCTCCAAGGTGAAGGCCAGCGCCAACGCGGCAGTCATCACGCTGACTGCGGTCGAAGAAGGCACGGTAGGCAATGCCGTTGCGTTGGCTGAAACCGGCAACACCTTCACCATCTCCGGTGCTACTCTTACGGGCGGCACGAACACAGGCGGTATCAAGGTGAACGCCACGACCAACCAAGTCGTGCTCTACTGGCTGAAGAAGCCCTAATTTTTCAACGGTGTAGGTAAAGGAGAAAGACATGAGCAAAGTGCAACTCAAACTGGTCGCAGGCAAGACGTACGCATGTCCGGCCTTCAAGGAAGGCTCCATCCATCGCGGCGATGTCGTGACGGTGGAAGAGAACGTCGCCAAGACGCTGCTCGAAGACGGCTATTACGATCCGTCCAACAACTTCCATCGCTACTTCAAGAAAGTGGGCCAGGAGCAGTCGGTGAAGACCGACGATGCCGGTGAAGGTGGCGACAAGGACGAAGGCCAGCACGGCGGCCAAACGGGCGGTGACGGCGGTACGGGCGACAATGGCGGTGAAGACCCCGATCAGGGCGATCCCGAAGATGAGGAAGACCCCGACGAAGGTGGCCCTCATGCCAAGAAACCCGCCCCGGCTCCTGCCAAACGGGCACGTACCAAGTAGGTGAAACCATGCGTCTAGCGTCTCCTGAACAACTTCTGTCTTTGCTTGGAATGAACCCCACTTCACCGGGTTCCTTGAAGGCAGCAGAGGACGCGCTAGACGCATCGTTCGCTACGGTGGAGCAGGCGGCGGAATGCCGTCTTTCTATTTGCAGCCTGACGGACACATTCATCCTGACGGGCACCAAGAATCCTTCTCTCCGTCTCACCAGTGGTTTCCTCGCCAGTGAGAACGTCACCATCGTTTCCGGTTCGGCCACTATTCGGCATGTGCTTCGCAAAGAAGGCGTGCTCTTGCTTCTAGGTTCTCCGGTTGGTGAAATCGATTTCAAATACTCCTGCGGCTTCTCGGCAGGCGCAGACGGCAAGACCCTCCAGGGTGTTCCCGACTTCCTGGCAAGCGCGCATCTCCACATGGCCGCTTCGCTGATGCAGTTGTCCCCAGCGGCTGTACCCAAGGCCAAGGCCCAGGCTATGGCGACGGATGCCGCTAAGGGCTTCGAGGGCAAGGCGTATCGCATCCTCCAAGGCATCGCTCGTCCTCGTGCTATGGTTGACTGGCCCATCCGCTCCAAGGGGTAAGTCATGGTCGCCACAAAGCGGGCTGTCACAGGGGATCAGAAGCTCCTACGACGCATCAGGACGATCCAGCAGGGATTGCCGCCCCTTGTCTCCCGCGAACGCTTAGGGAGCTTCCTAGTGCGTCGTATGCAGGATCGGTTCGACCGCCGAGTTGACCCTAGCGGTGTGTCGTGGAAAGAACGCAGCCCTAACACGCCGGGCAACCATCCGCTACTGGAAAAGGAAGGCCACATGCGGAAGGCTATAGGCGTCCTGGGGGGCATCGGCGGCTCCGGCATGGGGATCAACACCGGGGCGGGCTTCAGGATCGGTGTACGAAGCGTGAAGGTTCAGGAGAAGAGCCGGACGGTAGACACAGCCGTCTATGCTCGTTCGCACCAACTAGGCTTCAAGAAAATACCCAAGCGCCGCTTCATCAGCATCAGCGACTTGGACATCAAAGCGGTGGACTCGTTGCTGCGGCGTGAAGTGAACAAACTCATGAAGGCTTGATATGGCTATTCCGACAATTGACCAATTGGACGCAGAGCTGCTTGGTTTGGTGAAGCAGGTTCCCGCGTTCAACAACAACGGCTTCTCCGTGTTCGACGTGGATGATCTTGATGTGCAGCGCGGGCGCGAAGCCTTGCCGGTGGTTGGCGTGGCCTACGAAGGTTGCGAGAACCAAGATGTGAAAGCCTCGAACCCGGCAGACAAAGCGCATCTGGCGACGATGGTTGTGATGCAGTTCGCTGTCATAGTCGCCATACAATACCAATTCACTGGCGGGGCGGACGCTACCCGTGTTCAGGCCCACCAGTTGTTAGATGACGTGCGCCGACGCATTCAAGGTTTCAAAGGTGTGAATGCACGACCTTGGCGCTTTGTAGGTGAACAGCCTTTGCCGGAACCCTCCGGGGATGGCGTGGTTTATTACGCACAGGTGTGGCAGACTACGCTGCCGTCTCTTGGCAATTTCAATCAATCCTGAAGGAGTGTGCTACATGGCAAAGAATTACTACTACTCGGGTCAAGGCAGTCTGCTCATGGCAGAACGTGACCC